CAAATATATTTCTACATGTATACTCTTTATTATCTTCAGGTTTTGTGTATAATACTTCATCTAATTTTTTATTAAATAAATTCCATAATTTTAAAGTTAAGTCTACGTCTTGTTTTGCATAATCTTTTACTACACTAGAAGGTAGTTTGTGCATATTAGAAATTGGATCTTTTTGCATACCGCCAGACCATTCAAAAGTTTTTTCTTGTAAATCATATTTGTATTTATTTTCATTAAGAAAGTCTTTAGCTAAAGAGTCCAATCCATATTTAAATCTATTCTCATCAATTATAGAGGCAGCTACCATTGTATCTAATAGTCTTCCTTTTAACATCCTACCTGTTGTTGCTCTTAACCAACAAACATCATAGATTGCATTATGAAATACCTTTGCAATTTTATTATTTTGTAAAAGTTTTGTATTCATTTGATCCCAAAACTTTTTTAATTCTTCTTCTGACTTATCATCATCACTATGCTTTAATGAAAAATAAACTGTATCTTTACCAGTAGCTACAGCTACCCCTGTAATAAAACCATCATTTCTAACCGCACCTAAACCTTTTGTTTTAAGGTTTGGATCATAAGTTTCTATATCAATAGCTACTGTATCTACACCTTCTAAGTCTAGATCAATTGGATGTTTACACATTGTAATCCCTTTCTAATATCATTTCTAAATAATGTATTGCTTTCTTAATGTCCTCTTTCTTTCCCTTGAACGAGTGCCTGCATATATACTTTATAGCGTTACCCTCTGCAAAAAGCAATTTATTTTCATTTATAAATTCTGCAGGTTGTAGCTTCATTCGTTTATAATGTTTTCCTCCGACTTGTTTGTCTAATGAATCGTATCCATCTTTTTTAAATATGTCACTGTTAGTCATGTTTCCTCCTTTTAAAGTTCTAAAATTTCTCTCCAATTGTCTTGTATTTTTGCTAAAGCATAAGGACCAGAAGATCCTATAGTCCAACAATCTGTTTTACCTCTACTGTAAGCAACGTAAGCTAATCTTGTTGGTTCAAAGTTACGAGGTTCAGGTCTCCATACAGATAGATCAACTATTATATTGTCAAAAGTTAATCCTTTTACTTTATGTATTGTGTCGTGTTTAACTCTTGGTTTTTTAGTTGTATCCATGCCACTAGTTAAAACTTTATTAATGTAAGGTATTTTTGAAATTAATTTTTCATTTTTAGATAGAGCTTCATGGTTTAAAACTTCAGAGAGAGTGTTAAATTGTTTTATTTCTGGTTTTAGGTAACCTTCATCTATAAGTTCCTGCATATTCCAACCTTTATCTCTTAGAGATTTAAGTTTATCAACATCGCCTAGACCATTAACTTTTATTTTTGATCCCATTAATTTCCAATATTCTTTTACCTGTTGTTTAGAAACTTTATCATTCATAAAAGTTTTCCAATTTTTAAAACAACTAAAATGTTCTCTAGATACATGAGCACCACCTGATACCGTTTTATAATCTATTCCATTATCTTGAAGAAATGTATTTATAGATTTATGAGTAGGATTACCTCTGTAGGTAAATAAAAATGTCTCATCTGTATTTAAAATTTTATTAATTAAAATATCTTTTGCCTTACACCCTTGATCTAATCTAGGTATATAATAAGATTTTCCAACAACATCAGTTGGAGTCCAAGTTCTTTCTGAGTATCTACCGTATTCATGCCACACAGGTGCAATAATATTTCTACATATTTTGTTAATAGTTTGACCACATCTTAAACCTTCAGTTAACTCATTGGCCTTTGCTTCTTCTGTGTTAGCTAATTGATAAAAGTATTCAGGGTCTGATCCTGCATATTCGTGAATGGTTTGGTCGGCATCCCCTATAAAAATAAATTCTTTTGTATTTATGGCTGCTATTTGTAAAGCATTTATTTGAGGTTTACTACAATCTTGAGCTTCATCTACTATTAAAACATCTATATCATTTGGTACTTCTGATTTAAATCTAAAATTATCTATCATGTCTACAAAAGATACTCTTTTATGTTCCAAATTATTTCTGTAGGCATCATATTTTTTCTTTAGCTCTAGCAATCCACCCGGTCCTTGAAGACGGTAGTTTTGATAACGAGATCTTTCACAAAGAGCCCAATATTTTTCAAGTGCTACATCAGAAGTTAAATCATAACCTTTACCATGAGCGTGAGAAATAAACTCATAAAGAGGATGTTTTTCCCAAGGAGTATTTTTTTTTACAATATTCATACCTGAGTTTTCTTTACAAAAAACTGTATGATCTTCGCGTTCATATTTTTTTATATTTAAATACTCTGCTCTAAAATAAGAGTGAATTGTACATATTTGATCTTGTAAGTTTGTGTCTGGCACGTTTTTTAATTCTGGTAATTTGTTTACAGCTTTTATAATTTCATCAGCTGCTGTATTTGTGTGAGATAAAATTACAATTCTATCCCAAGGATATGTTTTTAACAAATCAGCATATTTGTTTTTTAACCATTTGTGAGTTTTACCTGTACCAGGAGGACCTGGAATAAAATTTGGAATTTTTAAATTACTCATCGCCTGTACTGTCTCCTATATAGACAGATTCTCCTTCCCATATTAATTTATTATCTTCTACTTCTTCTCCTTTTATTACCCAGGCAACACAAGATTTATTTTTGTATTTACCTCTATCTCTTTCCCCTTTTAAAATAGTTTGAACTTTATGAACAAGATCTTGTCTTTTTAAATTTATTCTATTTTTCATTAATTCTTTTTCAAAGTTGTTTAAATCAAATTCTATTGTTTTCTTTTCTTGATTATAATAAGGCAATTTATAAATAGCTAACTGTTCCTTATCCATATAAACACCTTTCGTATCTAAATAATCTAAGAAAAACATTTTAAACCTAGAGTCTTCTTCTGCTTCTTTTACATATTCTTTTGACTGTTCTCTGTTGTAAAATTTAGCCATCATTATTTCTTCAAATTCTTTTGGTGTCATTCTAGGTATCCATACCTTTGCTTGACTCATAGCAATGTCACAAAACAATTTTAAATTCATAAGTGATTCACCATCAATCCAAATTTTTTTCTTAATTGTTTTTAAACCAACTCCATCCACATTTTTTTGTGGTACATTTAAATGTACGTAATATCTGTTTGCTCCATACTCTTCTACTTTTTCAATAGTGTCTTTTGATACCTGTAAAGACACATCTTTAAATAAACCTATCCAATTAAATAAACCTGTTAGGCTTTTATGTGTATACCCTGTAATTTCATGAATTTTATTTATTCCAAATTTTCTATTTGTTTTCCTGCTTGAAGTTCCTTTTTTTAATCTTTTTGCTAAGTCCTCATCATCTGCATGTTCCGCAATCCGAGATACAAAATTATCTATTTCATCGTCTGTCCAATCAGAATTTTTAACTAAAATTCCTGCAATCGCAGTGCAATAATCATCTCTAGCCCCTGTACTAGGATATATAATTGCAAGTGCCGCAGACAAAGCAACTTTACCTACATCTATAGATAAGTTTCCTTGATACTCTCTTATCTCTTCAAACTTTTCCCATCTTACATTTGTTTTTGATTTACTGTGTAAAGAACCTGGAACTATAGTATATCTTTTTTTCTCAGTTCTTAATTCACATACCATTGAACCATGTGGAAAATGTTTAAAGTCTTTTTCAAATTCATCTGGTAAATTAAATTGTTTAAATGGAATCTGGTTTCTGTTTGTCCAAAGATAATGACTTGTTGGATTACCTTCTCTTCCAAAAATTGCACCACAATCTTTAATATAATACGGAAGAAATCTTTTTACAAATTCGTTATCTATATCTAGATCAACGTCGTGATCTAATCTTAATGCTATCTCTGCTGTTTCGTAATCTCTTTTCCATATATCTTTCTCTATTTTAAAATCCGGGTCGGTATATTTTTTGACCCTAGGAGTACCCTTGAGACAGGGTATAATTACCCTTCCATATTCTAACCAATCTATATAACTTATAGGTTCTTTATTCATTTACATCTTTCATTAAAATTAAAATGGGCGGATCCACTCTCGCTTTGCCGCCCATCCCTGCAGGATATTATAAACTAAATTCTTTTTTAGCTTCTTGAGATTCATGTTTCACTTCAACTGCACCTTTACCGACTTGTTCAGCAAAAGATTTTGCAATTCCGTAAACACCTTGATCTTTTATTGGACCAACTTTAGATATTTCCCAACCAAACCATGTTCCTTTGTCATTTGACATCTGAACAGTTTTTAATTTGTAAATGTGGCTATATGTTGGTGGTGTAAATAGACCATTTTTACCTTGCAATTTAATTCCCATCATAATGGAATTCCATTTACGACTAATCTTTAATTGAGTAGACTTCATAGAAATCAATGCAGTTTGTGGTGAATCACCTAACACTACTACATAATGATTTGCAGTGTTGTCAATGTAATTACCATTTGGTAATCTATCTTTGTAAGATTTATCACGAGTAGTTTGACTCATAATATCAGAACTAGCATCGTGGATTGCAACGGGTGCACCAGCGCCTGCTCCTCTGTCTTGCCATTCTATTAATTTTCTTTCATAGAAAACCGGCAATATATCTATTCCTTTAGTTCCATCATAAAGTTCATTTGTAACACTGTTAATAATCATGCCTGGTTCAGCATCCTTAACATATCTTGAATGTACTTTATTTACTTCAGGAGATAGTTGTCCTAAAACTTTCAGAAATGGTAATGCAAGATCATCTTGCGTCATATTCTGAGAGCCTTTGTCTGCATCAGCTTCAAACATATTGACTGCTAATGCACCTTCTTCTTTTTTTACTACTTGGTTCATGGTTATTGTTTCCTTTTTATTGTTGTTTTATTTCCAACGAATACGTTGAAAAGTTCAGTAGGCATTTCTTTGCCGTTTTCTAATCGCTCCCGAACTAGCGCTTTTAGAGTCATGGGCTCAACCTTCAACTTTTGTGTTGGTTGATACCCACGCTCAGATGCAAGGTTGGCATAATCAGCCGCCTTGTTATCTTCGTTACGTCCAAATGATACGGATATCTCATTTTTGATTATATCACCTAGGTTATTGTCTCGAAGCCATTGAAATGCAGCATCTTTATTTGCTATGGTTATGCTTGCACTATAATTTGGTTTAACATCTACCGAAGATCCATCCATAAGTTTAAGGTGAGATAAACCCATCTCTGCCATCATGGTTGGAATTACTTCTGACGATAAATAGTCATAATTTTTTTTACGTTGTTTTAATACATCTTCAGCTGCTTCAATTTCTTTAGCTAAGTTATCTAATTTTTCTACTTGGTCAGCTAACGATTGAATGTTGCCTGTTTTGTTTAACAACTTTTCTTGGTCTTGTTCAAAGTCAATGTTACTCATCTATCTTTCCTCTTTCATATAAGTTAATCGCAATAGGATAATATTGTCTTTCTTGTTTATCCCACTTTAGTAAATTGTATCTACCATTAGTCATGTCAGAAACTATTGAGCACGCTACACCAATAATTGCAGGATCTCCAGTTAATAATAAATGATCTTCTGATGTAAAATCTTTTAACATTTTTCTAAGTTTAAAAATTAATGGACCAGGAGAAAATATTATTTGAGATAACTCTGGTAATAAAAAAACAAACTCACCATATTTTGATGCGCCCATAATATTTATTTTAGGTCTGCCTTCAGCAGTACCAGCAATTTCTTGAATTACGTAAACCTTATTTTCTTTCATGCTTGACAATATAATTATAAATGTTAACTTGTCAAGTAGAAAGAAGAAACATTATGAATTATAAATTTAAGACAAAACCTTATGCACATCAAATGACTGCATTAGAAAAATCGTGGAACAAAGAAAGCTATGCTTATTTTATGGAAATGGGTACTGGCAAAACAAAAGTATTAATAGATAATTTAGCTATGCTATATGACAAAGGCAAAGTTAATGGTGCCTTAATTGTAGCTCCTAAAGGTGTTGTAGGCACTTGGTATAGTAATGAATTACCTACTCATTTACCTAGTCATATAGAGAATGTGACGGTTTTGTGGCAAGCAAATATAACTAAAAAGCAACAAGAAAGCTTAGACACTTTGTTTGAAGAAGGTGAAGGATTACACATTATTATAATGAATGTAGAAGCATTAAGTACAGACAAGGGTACAGCATTTGCTAAGAAATTTATGTCTTGTCATAATACTTTAATGGCTATTGATGAATCAACTACCATTAAAACACCTACATCTAAAAGAACTAAAAATATTTTAAACTTATCTAAAGAAACTAAATATAGAAGAATCATGACCGGTTCGCCTGTAACTAAAAACCCTTTAGATCTATACTCTCAGTGTGAGTTTTTAAGTCCTTGGTTATTAGATTTTCAATCTTATTATTCTTTTAGAAATAGATATGCTGAAATGAAAACTTTGCACACACAGGGTAGACAAATACAAATTGTTAGTGGTTTTAAAAACCTTGGTGAACTGTCTGATAAATTAAAAAACTTTTCATATCGTGTTTTAAAAGAAGATTGTTTAGATTTACCCGATAAAATTTTTATGAAACGTCAAATAACATTGACACCAGAACAGAAAAAACTGTACACACAAATGAAAGAGCAAGCTTTAGCTGTTCTTAATGGTAAAGTTGTTTCTACTCAAAATGCTCTTACTCAAATTATGAGACTACATCAAATAACATGTGGTCATTTTACTTCTGATGACGGCTCTACTCAACCTATTAAAAATAATAGAATGAATGAGTTAATGAATGTCTTAGAAGAAGTAGAAGGTAAGTCTATTATTTGGGCTCACTATCAATTTGATATTAAAAGTATAATTAAAGAAATAGAAAAGGTCCATGGTCCAGGATCAGTGGTTGACTATTATGGCTTAACGCCAAAAGAACACAGACAAGATCATATTACAC